ACCCTGGCGCTCCCATCTGGTTTGGGCACCTCCTTTTCAGGAACGCACAGATTTGTGCGGGAAACGGCACGTGCCACCGCACGCGAATCTTGTTTTAACGTCTGCGATATGCCGACGGGCGGGCATTCCAGCCCCGTGTAACTCCAAGAAAAGACAAAATTTATAATGATTAAACTACATTAGTAAATTAGCGCAAACCTTCCTGACGCGCACGTGTGCCAGAGCTGCACTTCGTCAGTGGTGGGTGGATATATAAGGTCAGACTTGCTGGCCCGGGACCTCACAGTGAAAACTGCTCGTATTTAAGTCGGACGGTCGCCCCTGCTGAACCAGGACTTTCTCTGGCCTGGTTCAATGCGCCTTCCCAATTGTTTCTATGAGCTGGGTTTAGCTCGTGGGCAACGGGGACACGTTACCCACCCGCAAATTGCGACTACACCCCGCTAGTGTGCCGATGCCTCCCAGTTCCTATTCGCGAAGATTGTGAACGTCTTGTGGTCGTAGGTCACTGAGTCGAGAGATATATTCAATGCTGCCACCGTAGCCTTCTAATTTAACACTACACTGCGTTATAGTGCGCCTTAGGCCGCTATCTCAGTATTCTCCAACTCTACCTCACACAAGCTAACCCACACATCAGCCTAATAGGAGGAACTTCTCATTTCCCCTTTTGGTTCCAACGTCAATCCGAGCGCTTCTTTGTTACACCTTGAAGCTTAATCACCTCCAGTCCTAGACCATTCTATTGCCTCGACTGCCAGATCTGTATAAGTAATTGATTCTCCGGCCGGAATTCCAGAGCGGATTGCTTGCCACGTAGTGGAAGTACCAACCACCCTGGAGGTGCAGTAGATTAAGTCACCCGGTGTGAGTGCCATGTCTCCAACGTCGCCTCCGTCTAAGATTATACAAATCGAACCTATATTCATATCCTTCAGCACCGCATTTGTTGTTACTGAACTTGTGAAGTCTGGTGCCGCTTCACCCAAGTTAGTCATAACTCCGGATTTCCCCGTTGTAGTACCGTAAAACTTAATCGACGCCTCTACTACGACATAGCCAAGAGACGACGGGTCAGCTTCCGACGAGTACACAAAGCACATGAACGGCAAAGAATCAGTGGATAAGAGCGTCTTAATGTTGTACCACTGATTGTACGGTGTGAGGTCAACCTTAAACAAGGTCTCCTCCCAGATCTTTGCTTGCACTCCTCCTGGGGATGCCATCAGTTCCTTAGGCAGATTCGTCTGAGAAACTGACGCACCAAGTGGGAGCGCGCCCATGGTTATAGAACCACCTTGGGTGGCCGCGCATGTCGGCACCCACCTTAAGGCTAGGCGTTCTATCCGGTAAAAGTAGTACAGCTGCGCTTGTAAAGCCATACGACAATCATACCAGTACATTGGGTTGGCGGGGAGCACGAGGGCGATATTTGAAGCCCTCACGTCAAACCTTTGATTAGCTTTGACACTGTCCTGTCCACCTCCGGCCGTCACCGTCTTACGACCCTTTGCTAAGGGAGCCGTTGACCGAGTCACTCCTCCTCTGCGGGAACTCTTCTTCTTGCCGCGGTTACCCCTCGGACCTTTAAAGTCCAAACCGATAAACCTTCCTAATTGCTTGGGTTTATTCCTCGCCCTTGCAATATCTTCAATCCCATTAACTACTTTCCTAAATTCTTCCATTTGAACACCTCGTGTTCAATTCCAGGCGATCGACATACTCCGCTGCAACCAACGCATGAGGGTTGAAGTCTGCCACGACCTGCGTAAACAAACTCCAATCACCTCTCTCGATACCTTTCTCAACAGAAAATTGTAACGCTACAGGTACCTTAAACAGCTTCTCATAGTCTAGTCTCTGATTCATGGTTGGTTCGGGCACAACAACGTCAGCACTACCGCGTATCCAATAGCCTGCGTCTTTCTCAGTTGATATTCCGTATCTTTCTAATAACAGTTCCGACCAGTAATCACGTACTATCCTAAATTTGCCTCTCATATATCTACGACAAATCGTATGTGCGATTGGACAGCCTGGAGCCCGATGAACAAGACTCAGCAGTTTTCCATTCAGAAGCTCACTCTTCACAGCCGGACCAGCTAGGTCCGGACAGGTCAACGACCACAACGCTTGCATCGAGTGCTGCGGGCCCACTAGGGGACTTAAAGACTCTCCATAAAATAAACCACAGAACCCACCATCACCAAGCGAGTCAATCTCAGCGATGTCGATATCACAACCTATCTTCCAAAACTCATTAGAAGTTGGTAATTCAACTGAACCTATTAGACCGTCGTCACCTTCAAAGACTCCGTCCCAATCCACTCCATATTTAAGACCCCGCTCGGACATTACGTGATACACAAAGAAAAAGTTCATGAGGGAGTTACCTAGACTGGTATTCATTTCCCCGCTCATTCTCTTATCTTCAATCTTGGCCGAGCCTGTCTCCCCTATCAAAATGTTTTCTCCAATCATAGGCCATAGACACCAATTTGGCATACCGTAGTATCTATATATATGATGTTCCAGCTCAAGAAGCTCCTCCCTGAATGTACTCTCAAAACGAGAGTAATCCGTCACAAATTTACGCGGATAATGTGACAATCGATCTTCGATGTAATTAGGACGTTCCTTCTCAGGCACAGTTTTGATAAATTGCGGCATATTACTAAATATGTAATGGTTAAGTGAGTTCCAGTTGGCCATGGACACCGCCTTGTACGAATCTGAACGTGCGTTAATAGCACGAGGGGGCTTAGGCTCTGGATAGAACTCTCTCTTGATAGAAATGCGACAACTAGTTTTAAAGTCTCCATCTTCTACTGCGAGCTGAAACGCCAGTCTCAACTCATCCTTCCGGTTCTGCGAATACCCATTACGGGTCGACAAGGCACTCTCAAATGCTTCTTCGTCGAAGATAGCCGTCGGTGTGAAACCTTCCGGTGGAGGAAGTAACTTAACGAACTTACGCATATTGTAACGAAGCAAAAGTTGGTTGTAGTCAGATATTTTCTTGACTCCTTTTACTTGTGCTACTCTATGCTTAAGCGCGTCTTGCCACCATCCGCCCTTGGATTTGTGGCTGAAGGGTGCCACACCAACTGGAATGTCGTCCACCAGGCTCGTCGCCATGTACTGAATCTCATCCCATCTTTCTCCTCCGCCTCGCATCTTGTACCTCTTCACTTCATGCGGGGGAATGTGAGCGTCACGCTCTGAGTAACCTCTGATTTTATAGACATATTTCAAATCAGACTCACACCCTCGCCGAAACGGTAACAAGAATCCCACAGCCTGGCTGCATAGCCGGCGAATTGTATTGCTGTAGGTAATTCTTCCATATTCAAGGAGCTATTTCTAGCACCTGTGTTCATGAGCCAGGTTTCCAATACCGTCACGTCCCTGTTTCTCATTAAATAGGACTTTGCCGTCGTGAAAAGCAGAGTATCAACATAGAATCTGATTTTGAACGGTCCAACTACTGCCCTTACTTCCGTGATTGCGTTTCTATAACCATCACTTCTCCTAAAAGCCGGGAAGACGTTGTCTCTATCCTGGTTGGTAATAAATTTTGGTCCACCTAATAGTGACATATTTTCG